GTGCGGACATGCTGTTCTTTCGAGAGGCGGTTCGAACCGGCGTTGATTTCACGACCATGCTGCGTCGCCTCATCCGAAAGACGAAAGTAGACATTGTCTACATCGACCCTCTGCTCTCTTACATTGGTGGCAATCCATCGGACATCGAGGTCTGCGCGAACTTCACGCGGCATCTGCTCCAGCCGATTATGATGGAGACAGGAGTCGTCATCGTGCTGGTTCATCACTTCCCAAAGCCGAAGGGGAAGGACGACAAACCGGAGAGCGTGGCAGACATGGCCTACTCAGGATTTGGCTCGTCTGACCTGACGAATTGGGCGAGAGAAGTAATTGTGCTGAAGGAGGTCGGATTCAATCAGCCGCGACGCTTCATGCTGGGAATGGCGAAGCGAGGAGATAGGTCAGGACTGAAGGACAAGAACGGAAACAAAACCGGCTCCATTGTCATCCAGCGAGGTGTAGGAACTATATCCTGGGACTACGCACCGCCTGAAGTATTCGTAGTCGATAAGGCGGCGTCGAAGAAGCCGTGGGGCGGACGACCTAGGCGTTAGCCTTCTCACGCTCGGCACGGCGACGACCTTTCGCAGCGAGCGATTGGAACTTCGCCTTGCCGTATTTTTTGCGGCCAATGGCTGCACTTAATGCAGCAGGATCTTTCACACCCTTCTTCTCAAGACTGCCGATCAGCTTCTCGTAACGACCTCCACCGCCAAGTTTCATCTTGTCCATATCAGTTAGAATGAGTTGTTACCGACTAAAACAGAGAAAACCAAAGCCATAATCCAAGCGGCGCATGACCAGAATCGCGCCGACAGCTTGCTTCCAGGCGTATCGCAATTCATCCGCGCACGGAAGCTCTTCCGGTTCGCTGGTATGTGCTTCTTGATGGTCATATTTGGATCGCCGTACCTGACCAAAGCCACTTTGCCGTCTTCCTTTGCCAGCACAGCGGACTTCTTGGACTTCCCCGGCGTGGATTTCGGCTTGTTGTAGCCAGAGAATCGCTCACCGCGATAGGTGACACCTTTCTTGGAGAGGGAGGTTTTCATTCGCCAGACATGACGGTTCTGACGGTGAGATTCCGAATGATCATCGGAATGTCGTTGTCTAGCATTTTGGTTTCAGCGTTGGTGAGCTGATCAAACGGCTTGATGACAGCGGCCCGATAATTTGGATTATCCAGAAGATATCCCGCAATTTTAGACTGAAGTTTTTCGGTCCAATTATATGCTCTTTCTCCGCCAGCAATTCCAAAAAACGGACCAGCAGCGGATGTGCCTTTTACAAATGCGGCTGTTCCAGCAGCACCAGGAAGCAACTTTGAAATAAGCGACGTCTTATTTTTCTCGGCAATCTCAAGTGCCTTTGCAATTTCGTCGATCTTGGTTTTTCCAGAAGGACCAAAAACGCCATCCAAAGCGTTCTGCCACGACTCAGCAGATTGATTGAACGACTTGGCTGTAATTGGACCTTTCTTGCCGGCTTCGCTGACAATCTGTGACAGCAATGCATTCTGAGTGTCAGCCAAAGTCTCGGCACTCAGAGCATTTTTAACCTTCGTGGCGTTCTCTTTGGAGTTGTTTAGGAACTCAAGAACAACATCTGGAGACGCGATTACACCCTCGCCTTTTCCTAGTGATGCCTTCCTAAAGTCTTCAGCAAAACTTTTTGATGACACATCCCAAGCTGCTCTCGCTTGCTTGATTCCATCTCTAGTTACGTTTGGAAAGAACTCATCAAGAACCTCTTTTTGAATGCCGTTCCAACCTTTTGATAGCGCGTTTTCAAGGTTGTCCAGAAACTTGATCTGACCTCCTTTGTTTAAGTCGTTGTAGATCGTGTTTCCGATCTTCGACTTAATGCCGTCGTAGTCTTCAGCGAGAATTTTCTTCAACTGCTGAAGTTTTGCAGGACCATCTGAACCTCCAAGAGTCTTGATAATTGAAGACCAAGACCCGCCTTGCTCTCCAATATCTTTAAGGATTCCCTTTGAAAAAGTGGTGTTGTAATCCTCCATAAATCCGGAGTACCGCTCCTTCAAGTCCTTGAAATTTTGAATGAGAGGATCTTTGGGAAACCTTTTTTCAAATTGACCAAGAGCATCTTCAAACTTTGCCTTTGCTTGGTTGTAAGCGGCCCATTGATCGCCAGTACCAGCTTTAACAGGTTCGCCCCACTTGATTGCTTTTGCGGCATCCTGCTGTTCTTTCCAAAGGTCGTTCAGGCTTTTACCACTAACTGGACTGTAAATTTCACCACCTTTAGCAACCGACTTATCGTAATCTTTCGATTGAACGCGAGGGTCTTCCCGAAAAGTGTCAAACTCTTTTCCAAAAGCCTCATTCTTCCTGTCGTAAACACTCTGTGCAGTGTTTTTAACAACTCCAACAGCTTCACCAAGCGTCAACGACTCCATCTTGTCGTAATCGTTGGCCAGCTTGCTGAAAGCGTTTGTCGTGTCTTCGTCGAGTTTTCCGAATACCTTTTCGACATCAGCAACAGCCGCGTCAGCAAACTCTTGTCCAGACTTGGTTGAGTTCTGTTTGAAAGACTGAGCAAGAACGTTTTTAACCTGATCTGGATCTGCCCGATATGCTCTAGCCAGCTTACCAGCAAGCTCCCCCTCTTTATCAGCGATGTTCCTCTGAAATTGATCGTAAAAAGGACGATTGAGTTCTCCTAGGAAATCCCCACCTCCTTTGTACTTGCGATATCCAGCACCAATTAAGTTTCCGGCAAGACTTCCAAAGGTTTCTCCAACGGCGTAATCTCTTGCTGACTCAAGAAAGTTATCAAACTTCCATTCTTCACCTGAAACTGCGGTCCTTGCAGCTTCACCAGCCAAACCTCGCATCGCCCCCTGAACCGGAACTTTTGCAGCAGCACTGAGAAGTGTTTGGCCAGTTTCAAAAAGGTTTCTCCTAATCGGTCCTGGCAGAAATTTGGCAGCTCCACCACCTAATGAAGTCACAGCCTCTTTAGTTGCCGCTGCGGCAATTTTTCGAGGACTCGTTTCACCGGACATCAACTGATAGCCAGTTTCACCGATTGCCTGACCAACGGGAAGCGGTACGCCCATTGCCTGAAGAATCGGTCCAGTTCCATATCTGACACCCTGTGAAACCTCTTCTTTGGTCGGAGCAGTTTCATCAAACATCGACGGTGCGCCAGCAGCAGCAAGACGAGCCTCTTCTTGCTGCATCGCCTCGCCCATCCGAGCAGCGTCACTCATCGTCGCTTGCCTGATTTGCTCTGGATTAAGCGCGGAAACAAGACCCTGCTCCTCGCGCCGACGCATCTCTCCAACTGTGGCCGACTTTTGAACAGCTTGATTTAACTGAGCAGCCGATCCGACAACAGCAGATTGAGCTTCAGGAAGCGCAGCAACCATGCCCTGTTCCTCACGCCGACGCATCTCGGCGATGGTGGCTGGGCCTTGCGACTGAGGTTGTCCACTAAGCTGCGAATCATACGCAACAAGTGCATCAATGTCCGCTTTTGTTGGAGGATTAGGATTATTCCATTGATACTCTTTTCCTGAAGGGGAAGTAAATGTTGGCATATATTATTTAACCCCCCATCCAGCAGGAAGAGCAATTTGATTTGTTTGAGACGATGAAAATCCAGCAGGAATCGAAGGAGCATTTCCAGTCGAAGGAGCCGGAGCCGCTTGCTGCTGCTGGCCGAATCCAAACTTTTGCCTAGCACCCTCAAGATACCGTTTCTTAACGTCGTATGGAATGTCAGGTGAAAACCTGTACTCCCAAATACTGTTTTCGGCACCAGAACGAAGATTGTTTTTGAAAGACGAGATAACCTGAATGTAATCGTTACGCGCAGGAGTGCTTACAACCTTTTGAAGGTTTCTTTCTTCAGATGGGGTAAGTGTTGCTCCATACTTATTGTTTTGATAGTCAGTAACAACAAGCTGAATCTTTTCGTGTATGTCTCTTGCATCTTCCTGTTCTTTAGTTGTAAGACCCTTAAATCTTCCTTTAAGATCAAACGCTGGCGCATCAATAGGTCCAACATATTCAGAGAAAGACCCTTTTCCGTATTTGCTTTCAAAAGCATTGAGCCTATTGAAAACATCATCCAACTCTACTACAGCTTTGTTTGAAGCCGTCAAAGCCTTTGAAACGTCAGCAGGAACTTTTCCTTGGTTTGGTCCTCCAAGGAACACCTTTGCGTTGATTTCGTCTTCGTCGGTCTGAACTATCTTCTGTTTTTTAAGACCTTCCAAAACTTGATTTGCACGTTGGGCGACAACGCCACCTTCAGTCCTAGCAGTCGGCAAAAGCTGCTCATACTCCTGCTGGGTAATATCTCCAGAATCAAGAAGTGTCTTAAGACCTTCTTTCGTATTTCTTTGGCCAGCCATGCCTATGGCCGTCAGCTTTTTCAATCTAGCCTGCTCTTGCCTAAGAGGAGCGGCAGCATCAAAGATTGCTTTTCTAAACTCAGGGTTTATTTGCTGAGTTTTTGGATCAAGTCCACCATTGTACTGAAGGGGAATATCGCTTTTCCCGTTTTCATTAAGGAAATCAATTTCCTTATTTAGAACTGCCATTTGTGAGGCATTTGCCTTTTCAACGAGAAACCGATTCTGAGCCATCGGCAATGACTGAAGAACTGGCCCACTCATGTCGCCAAGCATCTTAAGACCAGTCGCACTCTGAAGATCGGAAGGAGGAGCAGGAAATGGCTGAGTCGGATCGCCTTTGGCGTTCCATTGAACATATGCTGATTGCCACTGCTGAATCTTCGGAAGATCGGCGGAAAACTTTGCGCGCTCAGAAATTCCGTTGGCAAGTTCAGCATCCCGAATCTTGTTCTGAAGCTCCATGCCCTGGCGCTGAAGCAAAGACTCAGCCGTCTGAATCTGCAACTGCTCCATCATCCGCGCCTGCGTCTGTGCGCGGTCAAACAGATTTGCACCTAGCTGAAATGCTTGAAGAGATTGGTCGGCCATAAGATTTTTTTATCCCACTTCAGGAATCACACCAACAAGTCGAGGATCAGATCCGGTCGAAACTCCAGCCCCAGCGTATGGTGAGCCAGAAGGAGGAGCAGAATACAGATTTGCAGGATTTTGCGCCATCAACCCCTGATACATTCCGTACTGCGACAGCGCGCCACCGGCAACACCACCAAAGTTCGTGAACGCAGTCTGCGCCGCCTGCTGCATCGGAGAAGGAGCGGCAGCAACTTGAGCGGCAGTCAAATCACGACCGTATTGAAGTTGTTTCTGCTGCTGAATCGCGCCAATACGCTGCGCTGGCGTGATGAACATGCTGCTCACCGAGAACGGCTGAACCATGCCGAACGCTCGCTGCTGCTGGATGAAGTTCTGCGCCTGAGCAAGACCCTGATTCTGAATCTGCATGCCAGTCAGCCCTAAATCGCGAGCGGTCAGCGCACGGCCAAATCCAGATCCTGCACCGAATCCACCAGACAAAGCGCGTCCAGCGGTCGAACGCTGAACCTGAGCGGAAACCTCAGGCGAGATTTCACCACGCAATGCTGCCCCGATGTTCGCTCCAGCCTGTTGAACAAGCTGGTCATAGCCTGGAATGGCACGACGAAGCTGCGCCTCAAGCTGCGACTGTTCAGCGGCGGTCGTTTTTTGCGCCAGCTCGGTGGCAGGTTGAAGCGCGGCGATATTCTGCTGAATCGCCTGCTGCTGCTCCTTAGCGAAATCAATCGGCTTCAGCTCAGGAACCTTCGGCTTCTTTCCGCCGAACAGTCCACCAAACAAACTTCCAAGGCCAGAGATTGCCGCTCCACCCAAAATTGCCGCTGGAACACCTATTGCCATAAATTATCCTTTTGGTTCAGAACCATTGCGAGAATCCACCACCGTTCAAACCGACGCCGACCATGCGTATCGTTGCGACAGCGTCACCCAGATACTGCATCGTCTGCTCCTGAACAGCTTGAACCGCTTTGGCTTCGTA